CGTATTTGCCTTCGACACCACGGAGACCGGGGAGGAGAAGGTCTTTGATGGCAGAAAGATTAACAGCCATTGGTCCTTACTCCTTAGATGCCAGTCTGGTTCTTCGTGGTGACATTGTTGAAGGCCACGATCACATAGTTCGAGGTCGCCAACTCAGTGCCATTCGAGCCCGGAGGCTGCGTCACGAGAGAAACAATGCGGAAGGGAAGCGTAGCCGTTGTCGGGCCAACGCCGGAGAGGGTGGCAGCGGAGATACCTGTTGCGGTATTGCCAGAGCCAATGGTGTAGCCAGCGGTCGCGCCAACCTCAGCCTGCGTGATGCCGCCCGAGATGGACGAATCAGCCTGCACGATGAACTTAGCGTTCGGATCGTTGATGATATAACCAACAATCGTTCCCGTAGCCGGGTCAGTACCACCGGGGTAGTAGTTGGACCAGACGGTGCGCTTCTGCGATGTCGAGAGGTACTTGCAACCAGCGAAGACGCCAGCGATGCCAGCAGCAGCGGTTGTACCATCGCCCTGAGCAACCGTGCCATCATTGACAGGTTCCACGGGGTCGCCGAAGAAGATGTTTGTGGTGTTGTAGCCGATAACAGCTTCAACCTGCTCATACGTCGGGGCAGAACCTGTCCCCTGATATTGACGGAAACCGAAAGGCGCATTTGTATTCGCCATGACGGATGCCTCCTTTTTACAGGAAGTTCATCATCGCGCGCCGGGGCGACTAAGAACCGGGAAAGTTTAAGACCTCCACGCCGGGGGAGGCAGGGCATAAAGCCGCTAAGACATAAACTAACAGAACGCGCCCAAAACGTAAAGAGCCGCCCCGGAGGGCGGCTCAGTCAGTTATAATTACCCGGTAGCTTTTGCTAACAACTGTTCGCGGGCTATTTTTGCAGCCTCCCGAGGAGTGACTTTCGGCCATAAATCTTTTGCACCCGGATCAACCACCTGATCCCGCTGATGCACTTTGATGATGACCGCCTTAACTTTGCCGCCCCAAGAGTTAATCATTTTCTCTTGGGTTTGAGCCAATTCTAAATCCGCAAACGAACTTGAGAATTCGTAAAAGCCGTCTTCAGATGTGATGTACACTGCGTATCTCATATCAATCTCCAGTTTTCAAAGAGCGATTAGGCAGGGCTGTTTCCAACCTTGCCTAATCAATCTATGGCATTATGCCATCAGTGTCAAGTGCTAATTTTACTTATCCGAAGGGATAGGTATTGCTTCGTAGCCCTTTTTGATCTGCGGGCGCACCTGAGCATGGTCGCGGGTCAGAGTGCCATCCGGCGTACCGGCGATCTGGGCTTCCTTGTCGCGAACCTGCTTGCGAGCCAGATAGTCATGGCGGCGGCGAGCCTCTTCCACGATCTCTGTCGGGCGCTCCATGAGGATCATGCCCTTGCGCTCGATAGTGGCTCCTTGCCAGCCGCTCGGCATGAACTCGGGATGACGACGAACCGGAACTGGCTCCCAGCCAGCCTGCTCAAGCTCGACCATGTGGCTCGGGTCTTCTGCGCCAAGCAAAAGACGACGACACCACTGATAGGTCCAGCCTTCCGGTGCTTCCGGCAGCGGAAACTCGTCAACACCATCGCCGATGGTATCAATATGGCCGCGCAACTCGGAGGCACGACGCTTGGCGCGCTCCAGAGGGCTTTCCTCACGGACTTCACCACGCATTTCAGCGCGAGGAACCGCAACTACTTCTGTTTCCTCAACAATTCGCGGGTCTTTGCCACGACGTTTGATCTCGCGTTCCATGTTTTATCTCCTTAATTAGGCAATTTGCCGTCGCGCTGGAGGGCAACTTTGTTCTTTGCGTACTCTTGTTCCGTCATGCCGAACATCTTCGCTGCCTCGGCCTCTGCACGGGTCAAACGAACGACATTTGGGCGTGTCGAACCGCGATTTGCGGGCGCAGCCGGAGGTGGAGCCTGCCGAGACACGGGTTTAGACGCACTAGACATAGGCGTATCCTCTTCTGCGGCCTCCTGAGCAGGCTGCCGCTTGTTGATCTTCAAGGTTTCCTCAATGAAACCGAAGTAATCGTCCGAATCCGGCTGGAAACCATCGGCAACCGCCAAATTATGGGCCGCAATCATCTTCTGTTGCAGTCTCGGATCGGTCACGCACTGCGGATGACGACGAACCCAGTCAGCAGACCGAGGCGAAAGCTGTGATGCAAACTGCTCGACGGGATTTGAGTAGTCTGGAACCTGCTGACGAGGCTTATTCTGCAAAGCCTGCTTGCCATTTTCCAACTGGAGAAGCTTTGCGGAGTTGCTCGACATCGCTTCTTGAAGCTCTGCCGCCTTATCGAAGTCCGACATTGCAAGAGCGTTGCGATAATCGTTCTTCAGATACTCGTTTTCCCGCTTTACGGTCTCAATCGCGCTGGTGATGAGGTTGATATTGCTATCTTCGACCTCACTGTACGCCGCATTTAGCTTGTGAGAGACCTGACGAGCACGTTCTTCGGCCTCTTCGCGCGCTCTTTTTTCTTCTTCGAGCTTCTTTTTGAGTGTCGCTAATGTCTTCTGGACATCATCTTCACCTTCATCGCTCGATGCCGCTCGGGTTGCACCCTTCTTTGCACCATCATTTTCAATTTGAATCTCAACTTCTTCCTCTTGCGAGTGATCGGCGCTGTCATTTGCTGCCAATTCGAGATCAAACTCTGTCTGTTTATTATCGTCTGCCATGATTTATCTCCTTACCAAACTTCGTCTGGCGCTTGAACGCGACCCTTGACTTGCGTATCGCTTAAAATTCTGCACAGAACACCATGAATGGTGATGCTCCAGCCATCCGATGGGCGGAAAACAAGCCACTCATGCAGGTTAAAGGTCTCGTTTTGAAACCAACCTTCATCATTTGGTTCAAAGGCACTAGGGCCAGCCTTCACAAGCAGCCCAACCTTTGACTGAAACCGATCTTCTTCGGTTGTTTTGTCGGTTAAATATATGCCGCTCTTGGTTTTTTGCGGTCGGATGTACGTTGCAACCAGAATTTGGTTGTTGAACAGTTCGACTGAAGAGAGATCACCGAGATCGGCAATCAATTTCCCCTTCGGATCGGTTTCGTGCTCCATAATCATCGGCGGCATCATTTTCCCCTTTCGTGTTCTGCACCATTAGCTATCGATTCAGCCTCGTCGCAGAGCGATTTAGCTCTGAGAAGACCCTGAATGATTCCGACATTGTGTTTGTAGGATGGGTAATCAAGGGCGCTATGTCCGTGGACAAGGCTATCCTTAACTCTTTCAATCTCTTGATCGATTAACTTCAGCAGTTCGTGCTGAAAGAACGACTGGTACGTCAACATAACCGCCCCCTTTGCGGTTCCCCTTTTGATGATGTTGGGACGGGTGGAAAAAGGGGGATTCCACCCGTCCCGATCACAGCGTCATGCCTCATGCCGCCGCGAGGTCAGTGCTTCGTAGAAGCAATCTCCGTCTTTTCGAGGCGACCACGGCCTGAGCCAGCGCCCGCATCCATGTCCTTGTACGAGCGGTAAACCTTGCCGCCAGCCTTCTTGGCAGTACGGCCACCCGTCGCATTCGGCACTTTGTTTGGATAGCCTTTACCTTCAAAGACGTTCTCGCCCTTCGTGAAGCCGGGTTTCGGCTGACGCTTGGCAATGTCTGTCTTCTGAAGGCGGCCTTCACCGCCACCCGAGCCAGCTTCCATGTCCTTGTAGGACTGGGCAACCTTGGAAACGCGACCACCAGCCTTACGCATCATGGGAGGACCACCCGCGCCAGCAGCGCCCGGAGGCATTCCGGGAGGCATGCCCGGAGGCATTCCAGCGGGCATCGGAGGCATTATCTGGGGAGGGTTACCAGCGCCAGCAGGCGGCGGAACCTGCACAGGGATGCCGCCCGGAGGCTTACCCATCAAGCCCGGAGGAGGAGCCATGTCAGGGCCACCGGCAGGACGGCCAGCCGCAATGACGATATTGACGTTTGTCTTGCCCTTGGCGCGGCCACCGGCCTTGCGAGCAGTACGGCCACCGTCTTTCTTTTTGCTGAGAAGCATAGGAATGAGGCCGCCCATAACGCCCATAGCGCCGCCGCCTTCTTTGCCCTTACGAGCAGACGGCTTCACCATTTTCTTAATGAGCGCCTTATCCATGGCCTCGTCCGAATGCTTAACTTTGCCGCCGCGTTTATGGGCTTCTTCATACGCAGACGGGGTTTGAGAGCCGTGCGAGCGATAAGTTCCAATGAACGGAGATTTTTTTAACCGCTCAGTGTCTTGATGGCCACGAGTATCGCCCGAGAATGAGCTATAACCCGTTTGTTCAGCAATATTTTCTGCTCGTTTTCTCATGGCCTTGGAATGGCTACCCATACTTTGGGCCGCAGCGAGTTTACCCTCAAAATCTTTTGAGCTTGCTGCCCTACGATCCAAGTATTTGCCCAATTCATCTACAGACTTTCTAGAAGCATCCGACGCATCGGCTGCATCCCGAGATGCTCTTGCCGCACGAGTGCTTTCGGAGAGGCGACCACCGTTATCACGACCCTTGCGGGCTTCCGACTTCACCATCTTCTTGATGAGAGCCCGATCCATTGCCTCATCGGTGTGGGCCTTGCCGCCCTTCTTCATGCCAAAAGCTTTGCTGAAGCGTGATGACGCAGGAACCGACGAAATAACGTCAGAAGGAACGCCAGCGGTCTTCTTCGCGCGGGACATCATCTCTTCCGAGCCAGCCATCGAACCGCCCTCATTCTTCTTTGCGCGGCCACCAGCCTTGCGGCCAGTAACCCCAAAGTCGCGCTTCATTTGCATCTGCTGCTCGCGAGCGCGATTAGCAGCGCGTTCCTTTTCGGAAATAGCCCGCATCTGGCGAGCCTGCGCTGGCGTGACCGGCATGTTCTCAGGAGAAGGCTGCGGAGAACGACCCGCCGTTTCCTTCTCAATGGCAGGCTCACGAGCCGGAGCAGGGTTCTTCTCAAGGAACTCAGTGATAGCATCGCTGCCACCGCCAGCCTGCTTCTTAGCGCGGCCACCTGTTTTCAGGTTTTTCAAGGCGGATTGAGCAGTGTCATGGGCATCCTGCTTGCCCTTATCGCTACCATCAGAGGTGTAATAATCCTTGTCTTCGCCAAGGTATTTTCCACCCTTGTAGTACTTGACGACATGCTCGTCCCAATCGGGATTCTTGTAAACTTTGGCAACCTTATCGCCATCGGTGTACGTCTTTTTCAGCCTAAGAGGCGTATCAACACCGTAAGTAGAATCTTTTGCTCCACCACGAGCCTTAGCCGCGCGGCCACCAGCCTTCATCCCGCCAATGTGCTTCTTGCCTTCGCGTTGCTCGTTGGCTTCTTTCACATTGCGATTGATCTTGGCGTCAACCCATTCCTTAACTTCAGCCTTGCCGCCAGATTTGCGAGGCTTGCGATCAGCGCGAGCTTCACACGCAGCACCGACAACCTTGCCGCCCTTTTTGAAAGCTCGGCGACTAATTGGACGCATACCCGTCTTGATGTCTGCGTTCAAAAGTTCCGGCGGTGTAAAATCCGACGAATCGACACGCTCAACTGGACGGTCAGCGCCAAGGCGTTGAGCCTTGGATTTCATGGCCGCACGGGCCTTTTTAGCAAGGTCTGACATGCTGTCTCCTGATCAGGTTATGGGGCGTCCCCCAAGGCTCAAGCCTGCTGAAGATTAGCATGTTTCAAGGGACTAAACAGCCCCTCCGCGCATGTACTTGCGGCGGACCTTAACGTGGTCGTGGTCGAAGACGACGTAGTTGCGTGTCAGATTTTCATTATCGCCACGAGAGCCAGAATCTAAATATTTGATGCCCTTGATGCCCTGTTCCTTTAAAAAATTAGACGCGGCTATATCCGACCCAAGCTCTTCTTGAATTGTTTTATAAGCTGCTGCGCCTTTTGCTTCAGGCATCATGCCCTGCATCATTAATCCTTCAGAAGAAAAATCCAGAAGCTCTTCAAGTAAAGGATCGCCCTTCGCCTGAGCTTTAAGAAATGCTTTTTTTACAAAATCATTTTGCTCGGCCATTGGTTTATCCCAATCAAGAAAATGATCAGGATGTGCATTAATATGCACTTCATATACGCGAGGTGTAGGCTTTCTTGTATATTCATTGATTGCTTCAACCACTTTTGGATTTTTTAAATGGTGAGAAAAATCATCATCATCCTCATCTACAGGTTTGAAAAATTCATGAATATTATCTTTTTCTGGATTGAACCCACCTTCCCAAGCAAGAGATGACATTATCTCCGAATCCATAGGAGATAATCCAGCATCCATTAACTTTTGCGTGACCCTTTCCGTTGCGCCGCGATACGGTGTTTTCGAATCAGAAAGTGAGTCCCTATACCATTTTGCAATATCTTCATTCTCAGCAAAATACAGTCCATGCCCATAAACTTGCGCGCCTTCGCCAGTGCCGATCTTGCTGGTATCAAACTGCTCAAAGTCGTGCGGAGAGCCGTGATAGGCTGTGATTCCTTCTTCTTCCGGCTCCACAACACCACCATCCGCAAAAGCTGATTGACCATTAAGAATGGATTCACGCATCTGCGGCGTTATCTGGAGGCCCAATGGTTGAATTGTCTGATTAGGGTCATTGCGACCTGCCGCGGGTGGCAGCATGATTTGTGACGGTTCAACCTTAGCCTGCGGGTCATATTCCCGTGCAAGTTTTTGAAGCCGGGTAGGTACGATCTTGTCGTAGTAGCCCTTCATACCTTCGCCGCCGACAGAAAGGTCTTGTCCTCCAAGCCTATAAAACCCAACATTTCCATCGAATTTAGTAGCGTTTTCTTCGCTCAAAAGTTTTTGAGCAACTTCTTTCCCCACATAATCGCTTACTTTTTCAGGTTGCACACCAATTTTATTAACGACTTGACGCCCAGAGTGGTCAAATGCTTTCAAATGATTATCACTTGGAACGTATTCCAAGTTGCTAATCTGCTTGCTCAAATCATAACGCTTTGCTTGCTCCACGCCCGGCGTCCAGACAACATGATCGTACCCACCTTCAGCCGCCTCTTTGAGGACGCGCTTCAGAGCGAGGTCCGTCCACGTTTGTGTGTTGGTGACGTAAGGGGCGGAGGGAACGCCAACCTTTTCATTTGTTTTACCTTGCGCGGCACGATTTTCTGCGGCCTCTCGGCTGTATCCGCCAGAGAATGAACCGTCCTCCCAAACAACTTTGTAGCCGCCAAAACCATCAGGCTCAACTTGACCGGGTATCGTCTTTGTTGGCGCTTGGGCAAACCCTTCCTTGCGCCCTTTCTGTGCCCAGTCAGATTGAAGCTCTTCAACGTGCAAAATCTTCTCGCCATTCGGGCCAATGCGGTCAAGCATGCGGATGTGCGCGAGGACGTTGGGGTCGTCCCAATGTGAAGACTTAAAGCGAGGATCGGCAGTTGTTAGGGCATTAATAACTTCCGCCCGCTGCGGCTGCGTTATTTCTTTCATTGGAGCGCCAAACAGCTTCATTGCCATCTGGTCTCCAGTTACATCTTTCTGCGGCAGCCTCAGCAACACCTCGCGATAGTTTTTGCCGCCGGGGAGCGTGTAGCCAGAAAACTTTGGTTGAATATATTTGTCTTCTGTATCCCTAATAATTTCTTCACGATTGGGTATGGCGGCATCAATTTCTTGATCACGCAGGTCTTGGAGACGTTGATATTCATCAAACGCGCGATCCCGCTCCTCGCGAGGGCGATTTGAATCGATCACGATGCGATGAACTGCATCAAGATTTGGACGATGCCGATCAACAATAGCCTGTTCAATCTCAGCTAAGTTAGGAGGATACCCCGAGCCCGGAACTAAGACACCAAGAGCGGTTTCTTCTATCTGCGGCAGAGCCCCGTGAAGGTGTTCAATTAAGTCGTTCTTAGTAATTTTTCCGCGCTTTGCCCAATCAGGGTGAACTTTGCCAGCCTCATCGATCAAACCAGAATGCAAAAGCTCGTCCTTGCTGACGCCGCCCTTGTTGATGAATTGACCGATTAGTTGCTGCGCCGGGAATGAACCCTCCGGCAGATCAGCAGCCTTCTCCGCACCTTTAGAATAGAGGCCAAACGAAGTAAGGCGGCGCATCATTTATCCCCGCTGAAGAACGGTTCGCCCGCCTCCGCTGTGCGGATGTGAACACCGGGGATACGCATGGCTGGGTGGATCGGCTCGATGTCATTCTCCTGCCGACGCTTGCGGAGCCTGCTGATGACAGACCCGCCCGAGGCATAGCCCCTCGGCTCTTCAGCCTCGTCCATATCCCACCACATCTGACGGGTCTCGCCCTCGTTGTTTAAGTAGTCTTCGGCGTTGTGAAACTGTTGAAGGTGGTCTTCACCGCCCATCGAGTATTTGTCGCTCATATCAATCCCCCTTTTTCTTCTGCGGCATAATCCGAACTGTATCACCATGGATTTTTGGATCGTAGTGGACGAAGAAGCCTTCCGAATCCAAGTGAGCCTTGCTGCGCTGGCCTGTGGATTTGAGGTTCGTCAGGCCAACGATAACCCCGTCCTCGCCCTCTGGCTGAATATCCAGCGGCCTAAAGTCATGGCTCTTGCCATCCACGACCCGGTACTTTTTGCCAGTCTCTTGATCATGGACAAAACTAGGTAGCGTTTTAGACCCAGAGAAAACCATGGCGACGTTCTGCCCGCCTGTTCCCTTGTCATTCGGGTCCAAGAACCGGCGCATTTTACGCCAGTTGGTATACGGATTTTCGACGCCCTCTTGGCTCAGGCCGGTCGAAGAATGCGTATAGTGATGGTTCTCGGCCACCGGCTGATAGCCCATCTTGGTGTAGTCGTAGAACGAAACGTCCGGCTGGCTCTCGATGATCTTCTTGTGGATGACTGGGTTGAGATCGGACAGCGTATTGAGGCGGACACCGAGGTGGTTACCATTGCGCTCTGCCTCACGACGGGCGCTCTCGATGTCGTCCCAGAGACGGACAGCAAAGGCTTCAGGCTCGCGCATCATAGCCATTGTGCGGTTCATGGCTCTCTTACGAGCCGTCACGCGATCAGCCTTCTCAGTGGCCTCCGTAAAGGCTTGTGAATACTGTCCCGATGTCTTGCCGAGGCATTGATCACGGCATGAGGCGCTGTTCGGGCAGAGCTTCATCTCGCCTTCCCGATAGTCCGGATACAGGGACAAGCCGATGGTCTCGACGCCGCGCCCGTCATCAAGCTGAAGCGGCTCCTTCTCATCCGTGCCGGTCTGGGCCTTCAGAAGTTTGGCGTTCTGACTGAGCAAAGCGATAGGCTGGCCGTCCTTGCGGGAGCCAAGATAAGGCTCAAGAGCCTTGATAGCGGCCCGAGAATTGGCAATTCGCTCGCCTTCCGGGAGAGAAAGGTGGCGCTCGATAGCTTTATCAAACGCAGCCTTGAGCGAGTTTGTGTTCGCCCGACCCGGCTGAATTTTCTGAAACTCATACGGAGGCTCGCCTGTCGGTGCAGCCGGAGCAGCACCAGACTTACGGATAGAAAACCTCGGCCTAGGAGCGGCCAAAGTTTGCTGTGCGAGATTTACCGTTTCTTCTGGAGATGGAGCGCCAACCATTGGCATCGGCGCAGGCATAGGGTCATCGGGCATGCCCCCATCGGCATAGCCGTATTTACGAGCCAGCCTGAGCGCATTCTGAATAGCTACGCGGTCCATCTCTCATCTCACTGTTCAGGAGGCATCATGGGAGTAGGAGCCATCGGAACCTCGGGCTCCTCATCCATCGTCGGTGGAGTTTGAGGCTCAAGTGGCGGCTCAACATCGCGAAGCTTCTGGATCGTGTTCATGCCAACGATCTCGCGAATGATACCGAGCGAGCCCGGATTTTGCGCGATGTCTTCAGCCAGCTTCAACGTAGCGAGGCGCTCGCGGCTCTCACGATCTCTCTTGCGGTTGATCGCATCAAGCTGGGCGTCAAAGTTACGCTGCTGGATTTCGTCCTGCTTGACCTGAATTTCCAAAGCCTTCGTAGGATCGGCCTGCACAGCCTGCCCTTCCGCCCGCATTTTCGCGGCCATCTCAGCAACTTTTGCCTCTGCCAGCATAGATTTAGTGTCAGCATCCTGCTTGGCGATTTGAATCTTGGCCTCGGCCTCAACTCTCTCTGGCGACGGTTTGCCTTGGGCTTCCGGAGGCGCGAAGAACTGCTCTGGATTGCTCCAGCCCAGCGTGATCAAAGCCTCGGTGTCGATGGCAATAGGATCGTAGAGCGCAGGATTTTGCGACTGAAGCTGCTTCAGCGCCATAACCTTAACCACACGCTGGGTGTGGCTGGCTGTGTTCGGATCGGCCTGCGGGACCAGATCGCAATCATTCAAAGCCTGAAGGAATGTCTGCTCAGACCACTTGTAAGCAGGCTTCTTATTGCGCTGCCAGAAGCTTTCAGGATGCTCGCGGAAGCAACGGACCAGAAGCTGGAACTCGTTGGCCTGCGCCGCATGCATGCGCTTATGGACAGCATTCAGCACCTTGGTCGCCTGATCGATCAGCGCGAGTGTCGTGCCAACCGGAGCATCGGCCTTACCTTCGCCGACCGCCATTTCAGCCGTACCGCCAACGCGCGAGCCGGTCTGAGCCATGTTCTCGACCAGCGTCATCAAGGCAGAAGACGGGTCTTTATATGGCAGAGGCATAACGGCTTGCTGGATTGGCATGCCGCCGGTTCGGATCAATGCGCCGCCGCCCGGAGGAACGCGGAAGATGTTGGTATTCTGCCTCGCCCCAGTATCGGCATAAAGGAAGCCGGGGAAGTTCGAATACATGCCCGCATCAAGCATTTCACGCCATGCTGCTGTGATCGCATTTGTCGTGTTGCCGAGGATGTGGAGCAAACCGATGTCGTAGAAGCCAAGGCCCGGAACAAACGTGTATTTGACAAAGTTCTGGCGGGCGCTCGGAAGCTCCTCGGTGTCCTCGTCATAGTTGCGGACGATAGAGAGGATTTCCTTGGTCGAGACATCGATAGTTACGCGATACGGAATTTCGAGGCCGGTCTCTTTGCCCTTCCACTTATGCTCGAACCCCATAACATCGAGTTCGCAATAGCATTCGTAGATTTCGCGGTCCCGGTCATCCGGACGCATGGTCGTATCCGCCACGCCCTCGATGGCATTCTTTTCGCGCTGGACAGCATCCGTCTCGGCCTGAAGCGGTGTGGACAGCTCCAAATCACGATAGACGCCGAGGATTTGCAGGCGCTTGACCGTCGAGGGGCGCATCATCACGCGATGGGTGACACGCTTGGCGTTCTGGAGGTCCGTCGCTGCGTTGTTGACGATCAAGTCATCCGCATCAACGCTTTCAGATACCGGACGGTTCCGCAGCGGGCAGAAATAAATCTTCTTAAACGCAGTGCCACCGAAGCCGAGCATGAGAAGCATCCGGTCGGTGTCCGGGTAGTATTCGGTCGCCACAATCGTCAGATAGTGGTTGAGGTCTTTCTCCAGAGCATTCGAGAAAAAGTCCTGATCCGTGGTCGTGGCGATGGCGTCATTGCGAATTTTGACAGGACCATCGGTAGGCAAAAGTTCAGACCTAGCATTGGCTTGGAAGCGGAGAACCGACTCCAGCAGCAGAGGATGCCGAACCTTGCTCATGCCCTCCACAGGAGCGCCATCTGTTGCCCCCTGAAGGTTTGGAATTTCCATCTTGAGGCCGAGAAGCTTGAGCCCTTGAGCGCGGTCCTCAACCCAGTCCTTGCGGCTCTCCAGATCGTCTCTGATGCCGTCCATCAAGGTTTCGGAGATGCGGGTAAGCTCGCCGGAGTCGATCTCATCGACCAAGTTGCGGAACCATTCCTTGGCTTTCTCAGCCTCGGAGACCTCCTCAACCGGACGCCCATCCAGAGAAATGGTAACCGAACCGTCCTCGTGCTCGATTTTGAGGATGTTGCCCTTCTCATCGGTATTGAACGAGGGCTGACCCTCATCAATTTGGACAACAACGTCTGAGTCGGGCGAAACCCCGGTCGGCTCTGGTGCAACTTCCCGCAGATTCGGGACAAGTCCGGGCGTCAACGGCATGATTAATTCCCTTCAACGGGCAACTGTTCCATTTCTGCGACGAAACGGCGAATGCCTTCCTGAGCGGCTATCGTATCGTTTTTTGCCATTATTTCATAGATACGAACGTAGTCGTAGGGCTCCTTGCCCCAGACTTCGACCCTGAAGTTCCCAATTCTTTGCGGAGTGGAGGGTCTGATCACATCCACTATTGCGCTCGCCAATACTCTAGCCATTTTGGTTCCCCAACAAGGACTTGAACCCTGCTCTGCCGCTTACAAGGCGGCTGCATCGCCATCTATGCTTCTGGGGAGTATAGCACAAATGAAAAGCCGCCGGAGGTAGTCCAGAACCCCCAGCGGCCTAGCGGTAGAAAGTACCGAACCCCTACAGCTATCGCCTTATACCATTGGCTGAGATTTCTTCCTACCGGGTTTTAAACCCTTGGGATGCTGGTCGTAATACCGAAGCGAAGACCTTAGCTGGCCCGGAGGAACTCCCAACTCCTCGGCGATCTGAGGGATGGTCCTGCCCTTGGCAAGCTCATCGAGAACCTTTTGCCGCCGCTCGGGTGTCCAGCGTTCCCGCAGGATCGTGTTAGCCATCTGACTAAATTCAGCCATCGGCATAACTACCTGTGTGATCGAGATCGGACGAGGTTTCTTCAAAGCGCACCAGAGATAGAAGCTAACTACAATCAACGCCGGGTCGATTAAAGTTTTAGCCACAAAACTACAATGGTCCGAGTGGAAGGATTCGAACCTCCGACCTACTGGTTCCAAACCAGCCACGCTGACCAGACTGCGCTACACTCGGGTTTTGCGTCCCATCGTAATGTTCTCGTCCGCTCTAATGTCTTGGTTTCTCCAAGTCCAGCATTCTTTGTCTTCTTGGAAACAAACCCAGAGCAGGTCGTATTCAGCGCCATAGTCTACCAGCACATGAGCAAGAGCCTTTCCTTTCGGCGTTTCGACAGGAATAGGCGGATTAAGCTGAAGCATCATGACCATTCCCCTTAAAGCGGATCAAATGTTTTCCAATTACGACGAGGCTGTAGCCCTAAAGGCTTTGCGGACTTTTCTTTGTAGGTCAGCAGAATGTCGCCAGCGAATGAAACGCGATAGTTGAGAGCATCTTCCTCATTTAAGAGGCCGGGATCACGTTCATGTGTCGCGCCAACCGTGTCATGAGACATGGCTGACGGCCACAGAAACATACTGCCCTCCGATGCAGGGAACTGCCACGCCAGAGAATTAAAGATATTCCACTCTGCTGGATTGTTGAATTTTACAAATCCGGGAAACGCCTCGTAGCGATACGGGTGAGCATAGAACTGAATAGGCTGCGCGCACTCTGTCGGCACGTTGATGTAATACACGAAAGACAAATGAGCGTCAGCATGACTGTGATAAGGCGTGGCTCTGTCCTTAACGATATTCAACCAGCTTTTAACTATGTGAAAGTCAAACAAAGCTGGATCAACCTGCATAACCTCACAATGCAAACGCGCCATACTTGTCGCCATTCTGCATATCGGCTGAAAGATTGGATCGTGGTGCAAGGTTACATGGCCTGTGCTTTCATCCGAATAGCCGTCCGCGTCTGTGTGCCTCATGATTTGACGCATGAACAGGTCTTTACGGGCCGGGTGCTGCTCGTCAGTCTCTTCAAGCAGAAGCGTTGGGAATAGAGCGTGGACCGTCAAGCTTTCTTCTCCCCTAGTGCGGCGCGGGCAATCTCATCGGGATAGCTGGTCCCTTCCCAGCATCCAGCCGAATCCCAGTTACCATCATTTGAAATTTGCCGCAGCGCCTCTTCCAGTTGTTCAATTCGGTCGGCTGCTTTAATAACTAGATACCAAGCATCCCATGGGTCGCTAGCTTCTTTTGCAGACCGCAGCCGTTTCACAAGATCAGTCATCTTTCTTCTCCCCTAGTGCGGCACGGATAACGGCATCAATCTCTTCATGGCTGGCATTGGCTCGCAGCATGTTCACGCGGAACGCAACCTTCAATGTAGCAATGTTCGCTTCCAGTTTCTCTATTCGCTCATGAGCCGCTTGAAGCCGGTTGTAGGCATAATCAAGTTGCTTCTCTAGTCTGTCAGACATCTTTCTTCTCCCCTAGTGTGGCGCGGGCAAACTCCCGAATGTCATTTAGCGTTGTATTTGGATGCGTCACACTGATTGGATACCATGCGTAGATATGACCAAGCGCCGCTTGCAGTTGTTCAATTCGGTCGGCGGCCTCGTAGCATTTTTCTATGGTCGGAGCGCCAATACGCAGCCGCGTCACAAGGTCTTTGGTCGCAGCATCTTTCGCCGTCATGTACACATTTTCCATCGGCACATGCTTGCCATCGCGCATGAAGCCCGTGCCATATGTGAACGCATCACGCGCAACTTTTGATATTTCGTCATCATCGGTCATTTCCGTGCCTCCATCATAGCATCGGCATATTCATATGCATTTTTGTCAAACCAAGACGCGCCCTTCTGCAAGATTGTCGGAGCAAGCTTAGGATTCGCGAGGAGACCAGTTAATGCAGCCATCGCGAACTGGTCGCGCAACGTCCTTTCCTCAACTATCATTCTCGGGGTCATCATCTGCTGAACGTACTGTATTTGCTTCTCAATCAAATCAATCTGCGCCTTCTGGGCGGGATTTAAGTCAGACATATCAACCTCCAGTTATCGTGTAATGCCAGACAGTTGGCACGAGACGTTTGTTTCAACCTTACGCCCATCGTCATGCTTCGTGATCAAGTAGCCTCGGCCTGTGTCGAGATCGACGGCCATCGTCATGTTGCCGCGATTGCCGACATGAATGATGATCGCAAGCCGACCATCCTTCTGAGTGAACATGCGATGAGGGCCATTGTTGTCATAGGTGATGAAACCCTGACCGCCATTGACCATGTACTTGATACGAGTGCCGTTCCCGGTGATGCAGTCACCAGTCGCCCAGTTCTCAGCCAAGGCGGGCGATGCCAACAAAATAGAACCAGCTAAGACTAATTTTCGCATGACGATGAACCCCTTCAGAGCACCGTCATGTTTAGCATAGACTTTACACGGAGTAAAGCGGAGGAGGTGCTGCGCCTCGATGTTGCATCTGATTTTCAACATCAGCAGTGAATTCTGGGCCACGGACAATGATGCCGGTCTGACGCAGATAGGACAGGGCCATCGAGACTGTATCGACAAGATCGTCGTGCTTGCCCTTGGGGAAGCTTGCCACCTGCCCGATGACGGTATCGGCCCACTGCCGGTCGGGTGCGTAGATCAGCCCTTCGGCGAAGAGGTGCTGGATCGCGTACAGGCGAGAAAGCTTATCGATGCCCTTCGGGTCAACGAGGCGGACGCCCCAGTCCTCATGGCCGAACAGCCTGCGGATTTCCTGAGCCACCGAATGGCCTGCCGCCTTGTTCTCGATCAGGAGGAGATCGACCTTGAACTTCCGCATGGTGTCCGAAACCTTCTCCACAAGGTTGTGAAGCTCCAGCCTCTCCTGCCACGCAAACATCATGACGACCTTCGGGTGCTCCTCGGTGTATTTTCTTTGGATGGCGCTTATGACCTCGCCGCTCTTATCGATGACCTTGGTCGCGATAGCCTTCTGGTCGCCGCCTGAGAACACGCCCCAGATCGTCATGGCTGAATAGTCGTTCTCGGCCTTAGTCGTGTAAGCCGTATCGAGACTGGCTATGATGTACTCGCATGGCGGGAAGGCATCGCCTTCCCAAAGCTGCCACCACTCGCGCTTGATGACGCCGCCGCCCCGAGGCTCGGGAACTTGCTGGAACTGCCCTGCGGTCGCGTATGGACCCATGACGTTCTCGTCGCGCTCGACCACATCGAGAGGGAACCGCTCGGGGAACAGAAGCTCACCCTCTTCCTCTCGCGGGTCTTCGTAGCCCAGCTTTGTCGGCATGGCTCGGCTTGGGTCGTACCGCATAGGCAGCATGATGTGATCGTAGCCAAGGTTCTTATCGAGGATGACCGCCGAGATGTCTGATTCGTGCAGGCGCTGCATGATGACCACGATGGCGCTGTGCTTGGGGTTGTTAAGTCGGGTCGGGATGGCTTCAAGGAACGTCTGGACCTCCGCCTCGCGCTGGGTCTCGGACATGGCCGAATCCACAGAGTGCGGGTCATCGATCAGCACTCGGTCGCCACGGATACCCGTCAGGCTGGTCATGGCGGTCGCGATCCTAAAACCACCCGCCGAGTTCGTGAAGTTAAGCTTTTCGTTCTGATCCTTCGACATCTTAACCCGGTCGCCCCAGCGGGCCTGATACCAGTCAGACAGGATCATCTGCCTCATGCGACGGCTATCGCGGGCTGAGAGGTTCTCGACCTTATGAGCGGCGCAGACGTAACGCAGGTGAGCCATGTTCTTTGGCCCCCATTCCCAAGCGGGCCAGAAGACATTGACGATCAGGCTCTTCATGGTTCCCGGAGGAATGTTGATCAGGAGGCGGTTGTAAGGCTTCCCGTCCGGTAGCTCTTCCCCGTTTGTGATGGCTTCGAGATGCTCGGCGATGAAGTCGATGTGCCAGCCATGGGTATAGTCGGCTCCGGGCTCGATGGTGTGCCAAGCCTGCCGAATGAACTCAACGAGGCTTCTCTCGCACTTAGCATTGGAGATGGCGATCAGGGATCGGTCGATGTCGATCCTTTCCCCTTTGATGATCGCGATGGTCACCCTGCTTTGTCCTTAGCTGCGAGGAGAGCAGCTTCGAGGATTTCAAGCTGGTCCTCATCGAAGGCGTCAACGTCAACGACCTTGGCTTCCATTTGGACAGGGCCACCGTCTTTGCCTGTGACCTCAGTGCGGGAAGTGTCCATGTAGTCGGAGCGGAAGCGGTTCTTCACTTGGAAGATGAAGGCAGTGGCATTGAAGTCCGGGTTCTCTCCCGTCATTCCCTTCCTGCCGTGTTTCTCCCACCAGATTTGTGAAAGAAGCTCGCATTCTTTTACGGCGTCACGAAAGGTTGGGTTGGAATGTTCCCAGTTATTGAAGGTTTCTCTACTGATACCAATGGTTAAGGCCATTTCAGCCTTTGATGCACCGTCTATGGCAACCTTCCTCATGTCCTCAAGCATCGAGGGGTCGTACTTGGAGGGCCGACCGAATGTGCGCTTGGGTGCCTGCACAACTTCGCCTACCACTTCGCTGAGAGGCTTGGCGGTATCTGGTTCGACAGGTGCTTTGGGTTTCTTTGCCATGGGAAGAATATAGCACTTCTCGGGCTATTTGTTAAGGTTTTGATCTATATCTTGGTTTCCCCAGTCTTTCGGGGATGCGAAAGTGTCCGTGTTCAGTTTGGGCGGGAACAGAGACGCTATCAGGACGATGAGCGCCGGGAGGACGAAAATGATCATTCCGGCGATGACGAGAGAAATATCCATTTTTTTTCTTTTACCCCTGTTGACATGTTAAGGGCATAATGCCACTATGACCTTGTTGATGATTTGAACTTAACTGGAGATACCCCATGTACGGCATGAACCGCCACATTCCCCAGCGCAACTACTTCGCGAACATTCGTCACCCAGATGGTTGCT